ATAATGGCGAGATTATTTGGATTCTCAATTGAAGATAGCGATAAGACCCCGCCAGGCGTAGTATCCCCAGTTCCACCCAATAATCAGGATGGTTCTGAGCACTACGTCTCGACGGGGTTTTATGGTTCATATGTTGATATTGAAGGAAGATATAAGAACGAGAACGATTTAATCAGACGTTATCGCACCATGGCACTTTACCCTGAGTGTGATAGTGCCATTGAAGACATTGTAAATGAAGCAATAGTTTCTGATAGTAATGATAGTCCTGTTTCTATTGAACTTTCAAATTTAAAAGCAAGTGATGGAATTAAAAAGAAAGTAAGAGAAGAATTTAGATATATTTTAGAATTGCTTGATTTTGATAAAAAAGCACATGAAATATTTCGTAATTGGTATATTGATGGAAGATTATATTATAACAAAGTCATTGATCAAAAGAATCCGTCAGATGGTATTCAAGAATTAAGATATATTGATGCTGCTAAGATGCGTTATGTTCGTCAAATCAAAAAACAAGGAAAAGACAGTCTACAATCCGTAAAAGCAAACTTCAATAAGGATAATCCAGCAACATATGATTTTCCTGAAATTGAAGAATATTTTATGTATACCCCTGGAAGTTCTGGCTCCACTGGTGGATATAGTCCACAAAATCAAGGTGCCAAAGGTGTAAGAATGACCCGGGATTCCGTTACTTATTGTACTTCGGGATTGGTGGATAGAAACAAGGGAACATCATTATCTTGGTTACATAAGGCAATTAAACCACTCAATCAGTTGATGATGATTGAGGATTCACTTGTCATCTATCGTCTGTCAAGAGCACCAGAAAGAAGAATTTTCTACATTGATGTTGGCAACCTTCCCAAGGTAAAAGCAGAGCAGTATCTGCGAGATGTTATGATGCGTTATAGAAATAAACTTGTCTATGATGCTAACACTGGTGAGATTCGTGACGACAAAAAGTTCATGTCCATGATGGAGGACTTCTGGTTACCTAGAAGAGAAGGTGGTAGAGGAACAGAAATCACTACACTTCCTGGTGGACAAAATCTTGGAGAAATTACTGACATTAACTATTTTCAAAAGAAACTTTATAGGGCACTTAATGTTCCTGAAACAAGAATTCAAGGAGATGGTGGATTTTCTTTAGGTCGTTCTTCAGAAATTCTTAGAGATGAAATTAAGTTCTCCAAGTTTGTTGGAAGACTTAGAAAAAGATTTTCAGCAATGTTCAATGATATGCTGAGAACGCAACTACTTCTTAAAAACATCATCACCCCAGAAGATTGGGAAGTTATGGGAGATCATATTCAATATGATTTCTTGTATGATAATCACTTTGCCGAATTAAAAGAAACTGAACTTGCCACTGAAAGAATTAATCTTGCACAATTATATGAACCATACATTGGTAAGTACTATTCTAATGATTATGTCAGAAGACAAGTTCTTCGTCAATCTGATGAAGAAATCATAGAGCAGGATGCTTTGATTGAGGCAGAAATAGAAGCAGGAATTATTCCAGATCCCACAGAACCAGAACTTCCCCCTGGTGCCGAACTCGGTGCTCCTGAAGCACCAACCGACCCCATCCAAGCACCTCCGGTTCCTAAAGAACCGGAAGCACCACTAACACCTAAAGGTGGTGAAATCTAAATAAAAGAAAATTGTATCATACAAAATGGAAGAATTAATGGATTTATTAGTTGCTGATGAGTCACCTGCTCAAATTAGCGACAAAATTAAAGATATTCTTTTTGCTAAATCAGCAGAAAATATCACTTCGATCAGACCTCAAGTCGCAGCTTCAATTTTTGATAATTCGGAAGAGTCTGAAGTAGAAGAAAAGGAAGAAGAGGAAGATGAAGTGGAAACAGAAGAATAATAAATATTCTATATAAGTCTTGTAATTTAAGATAATGGCAATCAAACCAGTAGGTATTAATTCAACAGTAAGTACCAGCACATCTTCTGCTCGCACATCTGCTATTAGTCAGCAGACTGAGAACATTAGAGTTGTAGCGGAAACTGTTGGTTGTTATGTTGCAATTGGAACTAACCCTACTGCTACAAACGAGAACTTCTACGTTTCTAGTACTGATGCGTCTGAAATTGCTATCGGTTTTCCCGCAGCACAAAGAGTTGTTGGGATTACTACTGGAACTACAACAACGATTGATTTTCCAGAAGGAACAGGTTCTCCTTTTGCTGTAGGTGAAGCAGTTACTTTAACTGCCGGTCAAAGCAATTTTGATTTTACTCATAAAATTGTATCATCCATCAATAATACAAGTAACGTTGGTGGATATTTTAATACAAGAATTGTGGTTGATCATGATTCATCGTCAGTAACAGACACTTTTGATCCCAATAACTGGACTCAACTAAGAAAGTCAATCAAGGTTGCTGTTAAATCAGAGTCTGGAACTGGCAAAGCATACATCCAACAAGTACAAGTATCCTGAAGTAAAATGAAACTCATCAGAGAAGAAATCGAAACTGTCGATTTTATCGTTGAAGAACGCAACGGTAAGAAGAACCTTTATATTGAAGGCGTCTTCCTTCAAGGAGATTTAAAAAATAGAAATGGTAGAATGTATCCTATGGAAACCCTAAGAAGGGAAGTCCAAAGATACAACGAAAACCATGTTCAGTCAGGACGAGCACTTGGTGAACTCGGACATCCAGATGGACCCACCGTCAACTTGGATCGTGTCAGTCATAAGATTGTTTCTCTTAAAGAGAGCGGAACCAACTTTATCGGTAAAGCAAAAATCTTATCTACTCCAATGGGCAAGATTGCCGAATCCCTTATCAGTGAAGGAGTGAAACTTGGTGTTTCATCTAGAGGTATTGGATCTCTAAAGCAGACAAGGGAAGGAGTAAATATTGTTGGTGATGACTTTATGCTTTCGACTGCTGCAGATATTGTAGCAGATCCTTCTGCACCGGATGCTTTCGTTGAAGGAATTATGGAAGGAAAAGATTGGGTATGGGATGGTGGCATCTTAAGAGAGGCAGAAGTCGCTAAAACATATAAGACCATCAATACCCTTGTTTCACAGAAACAACTTGACGAGCAGAAAATTAATCTGTTCAATGATTTTCTGAACAATCTTTGATAAGTATCGGAAATATCAGATTTATAAATAAATATAGATTAATTAAGGTTAATTTTCGGAGTTACAAGAAATGGAGCAATCAAAAACTGCTGTGAATGCTAACGCTAAACCAGCTGAGGCAACCTCTAAGTCCGCAACACCAGTTTCTACCCCTGGTCAAGGTTCTTATGAGGATCTGGGAGGTCCTACCCCAGAAAATTACAGCCCCACCAACGATTCAGCTAAGCTAAGAGAACCCAAGATCAAGACCGTTTATGACGTAGTCAATAAGGGTGCTAAAGCAGCCGAACCAATGGATTCTACTAAGAAGAACACTTACGGTGAAGAGACCGAAGTCGAAGAGGAATCCCTCGAAGAGGAAGAACTGGAGACTGAAGAAACTGTCGCTGAAGAAGAAGAAGTAGAAGAAGATGGCATTGACATCGAAGAAGATGTTAACGCGCTCCTTGGCGGTGAAGAACTCTCCGAAGAATTCAAAGAGAAAGCAAAAGTAATCTTTGAAGCAGCCCTTAATTCTAAAATCACTGAAATCCAAGAAGCACTGGAAATTCAGTATGCTGAAAAGCTTGCTGAAGAAAAGGAAGGTCTTAAAGAAGCACTGACCGAAAGAGTCGATGCATATCTTGAGTACGTCTGCGAAGAGTGGATGGTAGAAAATCAACTTGCTGTTGAGGCAGGTCTTAAGACTGAAATGACTGAGTCATTCCTTGGCGGAATGAAGAGTCTTTTTGAAGAACATTATGTAACAATCCCTGAAGAAAAATATGATGTACTTGAAAGTATGGTAGAAAAACTTGATGAAATGGAGACCAAGCTCAATGAGCAAATCGACAAGAATATTCATCTGAATAAGCGACTTGCTGAGTCAACTGCTTATTCTATTCTTGACGAAATCTCTGA